GCGCCCCTTGATGCAGAAAAATTGTTAGTGAACTTCTTTAGCAGGACTTCTGGTGCTATCTCAAGGGCAGCACCAATGTGTGTGGCCATTGTAAATGCAAAAACATCATAGCCGCTTGAAGGGTGTGTGGATTCAACAGCTTTTACTGTTTCGCCTGTCTTTAAAAAATTGATAGTCCCATAGCCAAATTCAAGCTCATCATCTTCCACGCCTTCCCCTGTGCCATCCTCCTCCCCATCCACACCCTTAAAATCTGTTATGCCCTCACCGTTTTCTGTCTGTATAAAAATTGAAAACATGGAATTAATGATTGCTGCCATTATTTCAGCCTCTGTATAGCGTGTAAGCTGTTTTATTGCCTGTATTACAGGCGCTAAAAAAGGAACGCCCCTGTACTGCCCGGCACGTTCCGCGTTAAAAATGTGCAGTATATTAGGATTCCCTGTATTTTTCCCACGCTTTTCTATGCGCTGCCACTTATATTCCCCCTGGTTATATTCCCCTGGGAACTGTGAACACACATGGTAGGCAATAACTTTCCCGCCTTTGTCAGCTTCAATGCCGTTCATAACAACATCCCCGTTCTTTTTCCTGGTATTGAAACCATCATAACTTCCGTCAAGTGAACCTGGCGTGCATACCCTGTCAGCTTCTATAAGCTTTATCCTTAACCTGTATGGCATGTCTGGAAGCACTTCCCCGTATTTTATAAGTGCAAAGCCTTCCCCGTTCTTAAGCCAGTCTGAAAAAACTATCTGCTGCAGTTCATAAAAATTATTCTGGTCATTGTTATCACAAAGTGTTGACTCTGCCCACAGCGCAAACTCTTTTTTGACCTGCTTTTCAAACTCTTTTGCCTCTTCCTTTGTTATTCCCAAGAACTCATAATCAACTTTAGGCTTCGGCACAAGCCCCGGCCCTATGCAGTTAGTCCTTGTGCTGGCTACTGCTGCTGCCCCTATAGGGGAGTTCATGGACAAATCCCTGCTGCGCTCCCTTAAAAGCTTCCTGTTCTCCTCAATGTCCGATTCAGGGGAAAGGCTTGAAGAATGGTATTTTTTCGCCCAGCTTTTGCGCCTTGATGCACCGCCATGTGAATACCCGCTGGCTGTCTGCCCCATACAAGACTGGGATATAACACTGCCAAGCATTGCACGCTTTGCCATTAATACATCCTGCTTTATCCCTGCTTCTTCAAGGCGCAGTTTTGCTTCTGCCCTTTTTGCGGCAACGCCAGGGAACACATTCCCTAAAATCCCCATATGCCCTCCTTAACCAAGCGGTATTACCCTTGCAGAACGCCTTTTAGACGTACCCCTGCCTTTTAATGCCGCAACTTCATTTTCCAGTTCCTTTATTTTTGCCTGTACACTGGCAAGGCTTGTGCGTGTTACCTGGTTTGAACCAATGGAAAAAGACTGGCTCTTAAGTATTTTCTCCTCTGCCTTGTAATACGCTTCAAGCCTTCTTTCCAGGGCGGCAAGCTTTTCTTTGTTTACATTGTCCATTATAACCCAATCCCTTTCTGGCATTTCCTCCTTGTCCTGCCGCTGCTTTTACTGGCAGTCTTTTCCATGTAGTTGATGCCCCTTGCGAGCTTGCTTTCAAGTACGTCCCATGAAGGGTTTAAAAGCTCACATACCGCATAATTATAATTAAACAAATCAAGCGGCTCATTCCTTGCGCCGCTTTTTTTAACCCATACTTTTTTTATTTCATTTTTAACTTTCTTTTCTACCTGCTTTTCTGAAAGAAGCCCCTCAAAATATGTGCGCCCGTACCCGCGCCCTGGCTGTGACGGGAAGTGGCAGTATCCTTCACCTTTATCTTTTATTGTAAGCCAGCCTGTTATTGATTCCTTGCCTGCATCAACACCAAGTATATTAATTACTGTATGCCCTGTAACTACTTTGCCGCCATTGCCGTCATCTGCTGTTATGTCCACAACTGTACTCTTATGTAAAAGCGGTATGCCGCTCTTCCCCGCATAGCCTTTAAGCCCGAACACCCTTAACCCTGACACTTTTGTACGTGACTTCATCTTCCTTACCCAGTTATATACCGCATTTGTATGGTGTCCTCCTGTATCAATGCCTACGCCTGCAATATTTAACCCCCTGCCGTCTGAAAAATAAAATGTGGTTTTAAGGTAATCTTCCAGTTCTTCCCATACCCCGCTTTTCTCTGGGTTTCCGTAGATTTCAGTTTTATATATCCCCCAGTTTTCATGGTTTCTTGCCCAGCCTTTTACTTCCACCTCAAGCCTGTTATCCTGCGTGTCAACAGATGCAGTAAGCACCAGCACGCCGTCTGGCAGGTCTGCATGGTAATTTTCAGCCCTTCCAAGCAGTTCATCCTCACTGGCAGTTTTTTTTGCAAGCCTCTCCTCTTCCCATGTTTCACCAAGCGTAGTGTTTATAAAGGTCTGTAACCTTTCTGTGTCATGCAGGCGTTTATATTCGTCAATGGCGTCCCTGTATTCATTTATTATTTCCTGCCAGCATACCCAGGGTGAAGCAAGCTCATTAAGATGGAAGCTCCTGTGTCTCTTCCGTTCCGGGTGTCCCGCAACCCATTTATGCCTGGACTCTTTCCAGTCCATTTCAGGTATTAATTCATCACATCCTTCACAGCACATTGAAACACTGCCAAAATCAACCCTGCGGAAACTGTATGGCTGCCATGCGCCACAGGACGGACATTCCACACACCATTCCTCCATAGTGCCCTTAAAAAATTCCTTTTCAATCCTGCTTTTTCCTGCTATTGTAGGTGTTGACGTTTTTATGAATTTTTTATTCCAGAATGTCGTTGCCCTTTTTTCCGCAAGCGCAACAGGGTCGCCTTCACCACCAGCGGATGCAGGGTAGCGGTCTACCTCATCCATCCAGATTACCCTTATAGGCATGGATGAAAGGGAAGCCGGTGAATTAGCACCAGACACAACAATATAGCCGCCTGCATACTGTTTAAACAGTATGGTGTTGTCTGAGTCTTTAGCCTTTGCTGGTGCAATCTTCTGGCTTAATGCAGGGATTTCCCTTATCATTGGCGCAAGCCTTGTCTTGGAGAATTTCTCACCAAGCGTAAGTATGGGCAGCACCATAAGCTGTGTTGTGGGCTCATAGTCTATATAATAGCCTATGCCGCATAATATTATGGTGGTCTTTCCTACCTGTGCTGAAGACATTATTGTTACGTCCCTTACACGTATGTCTGTAATAGCATCCATTATCTCTTTCTGGTATGGCACACTCCCTGTACTAAAGCGTCCTGCTTCATTTGAACCGTCAGGCAGCACCATGTTCCTGTCCGCCCACTGGCTTATTGTCATTTCTTCCTTCGGCCTTAAAACATGTGCCAGGGAACATATGAAATGCAGCGTGTGGAAAGACACCTCTTTAACTTTCATAACTATTGCCCCCTGTTTCTGCGGTATTAAACAGGCTGTCCTCATTTATGTCAATGTATTCTGGCGGGTTGTAATCTGCCAGCTCCGCAAGCGCAAAATTTATTTCTTCTTTCAGGATGTCCGCTGTTTCAGTCCTGTTTTTACCTTCAAGCCTCGGTGCAAGCTTATAAGGCACTGCCATCATTTTTGAGCGGAACTTTGTAAACATATTTGTAATTACAGCCCCTACATCCTCTGACTTATGCACCTGCCCTTTTATAAGCTGCAACCTTATTTCAGTTATCATTGCTTTTAAATGTTCATGGCGTGCTTTTTCGTGTTCAAGGCCAAGTTCACCCGCTTCAAAATCACTGGCTACTTTTTCACCTGCTTTTGCAACTTTAAGGTTAAGGATATAATTTTTCAAAGACTTCATAAGAAGATACCTGCCGTGGCTGTTCCTTACAAATATGCCCTCATCTGCTAAATTCCTTACCTGCCTCTCACCTATGCCTGCAATTTCCCCCAGAACCCTGGAAGACACTGTAACAGTTGAAATATCATCTATTTTCTGTGTGCCCTGTGATGCCATCCTTTTACACCCCCTTCTTCCTGAAAACGGAAATGGCAGTTAAAAAATTTTACTGTAAAAAACTGGCCTTTTTCCGGGCTCACCTGACCCGCAGGGAAAAAATGCCCTTTCCAAAGAACCTATGTTCGGTGCAATGTTCGTATTTTTCCGAACAAAAATTCTGGATTTTGCACGCCTGGAAATATTGTCCCAGGCACACAAATATATCCATAAGATATTTTGTTACACCGCTTAACTTGTCATATCTTGTTATACTGTAAACTCCATCCTGGATGTGTTGCTTCAATAAGTGCGGGTAAAAACATTACATCCAGTTTTCTTTTCTGCAATATGTCAACCTGTGGATATAAAAAGAAAAACGTTTCCGTTTTTAATACCGCAGCCTGTCAACTGCATCCTCCATTGCTTTCTGTGTCATGCCGATATATGCCAGGGTAATTTCTGGTGACGAATGGTTTAAAAGCTTCTGTACCAGCGTAATGTCTTTTGTTTCCTGGTATATGTGGTAGCCAAAGGTCTTGCGCATTGTATGCGTGCCAATATGCTCAAGCCCGAAGGACTGCCCTGCGTCCTTTATTATGCTGTACGCACGCTGGCGTGATATAGGCTTGTTAATGCCGTTACGTGACCTGAATAAAAATTCATAATCTTTTTTATCCTTTACATATACCGCAATGCTTTTCTTTAACTCCTGGTTAAGACGCAGTATTTTATCCTTGCCAGTCTTTGTTTCTTTTACTGTTATCCTGTCCCTGCCCCTTACATCCCTTACACGCAGCCTGATAATATCCGATATGCGCAATCCTGAATATATGCCAAACGTGAACAGCATTGCATCCCTGTCACTTTTAATTTTTAAATAACCAATTATATCATTGACAACTGCCTTGTCTTTTATTGGTTCTACACTGTTCACTCCACCGCCTCCCTGTACCTGCATAAACCCACAAAAAAACAGCCTGCAGTATACAGGCTGTTAAAAAAGGATTAAAACAAAAAAACAACAAACAAAATATTTAAAAAAAAATGAAATAAAAACATCCTTCCTGGAATTATTATCTCCTGCCAGGACACAGTTTTTTTATTGTAATTATAGCATAGAAAAAGCGGACAATTATAATTTTTCTATAAACTGTCTATAAACTTTCCATAAACCTGTCATGTTTTTTACGGCAGCCGTCCGCAGTATACTTTTTAACACCATGCAATATATCCATCTGGCCTGCAGCCTGTGCCCATGTCATGCCCTTTATATAATAAAAACTTAGTATGTCCCGCATTTCTACATCACTTATGGATGCAATAAATTCCTCTGCCCCGGCAGCCAGTTTTCCAAGTTTCAGTTCCTCTGCTTTTAAAAGCTTACTGCTCCGTTTTAGCTGTCCCACTGTCTTCTGGTATTCAGGCACAGGGAAACCAGATATCCTTACTGTGCCCAAAGGTTTCCTGCCCCTTTTCCCCCTTGATACAGTATCACCTGCAAACCCATAACCTGTATACATAAGCCTGTCTGTCTTACGCCTTAATTTTTCTGTCTGTGTGCGTAAATACTTAATACGCGCCTTTGTATGTAAGTATTGCTGCAATATGTTTTTGTCCACTGCTTCCCTCCTCCAGATACTTTATGCTATAAAAAACTGTCTAATGCTTAGACAGCAGCTTCCGCTCAAGGCTGTCCAGGCTGGCAGCATCATAGCCATGTTCACAGATATTGTTAAACTGGTTTGTGCTCTTTTTCTTCACAGCAGTTTCTTTGTCTGGCACATAATTGGCATCCAGGTAGTCAATATAACCGCTGTTAAAAAATGTGCTGCCATTCTGCGGCTTCCTCCAGCCACTGTCTTTTTCAAGCCCTGCCTTGTACCTGTCACGTCCGTTTCATAAAAATATTTTCAAATATATTCCAATAATGTATAATAGGTGAAAAACAACAGGTGGTATAAAAAATGGATAAAATCAAAGAAAAATTTTCATCAATCTGTGACAC